TTGTTGCTATAAGACTTAAAAGTTGGTGTTAAAGCAGTTCTTTTTTCAGCTTCAGCTTCACCAGTAATAGAAGCATAAGCTGCACCTTTACCGTATTCAGAACCTACAACTAAAAGTATAGATCCACTAGCAGTAGTAGCGTGACCAGCTAAAGTAGCTTTATCATAAGGCTCAACTGTAACAACAGCCGTAGCTGGAGTTTCTACTACTAAAGCTCTAGTAACGATACCAGCAGTAGCAATAAGTACAACGTCGTTAACACGTATACCGTGATTAGCTACAGCAAATCCGTTTTCACCGTCAGCAGAACCGTCGATGTCAGTTACAACTGTAAACGTTCCGTTAGTATCACCAGCAGTAGCTACTGTACCTACGTACGATAAGTGTAATCTTGATTGCTCAGACCATACAACTTGATCAGCTGTCATGCTCTCTTCAGCTCCTACTTGAGAAAGAAATCCTGAGATAGTTCTGTTTCCAAAAACCTCAGCTTCAGACTCCATAAGATCTGGTAAATATTGTTGTTCCCAACCAGTTGAACCTCCTGCGAAGTCAATGTAGTTAGAAGATAGCGTTTGCTGCTGCGCCGAAGGCACTTTGTTTAGCAACGCTCCATTAGTAATTGCCATAATAAATATGTTTTAAAGTTATGAAGGAAAACTATTTTCCTCCTTTGTTAATTTTAAACTTAAAATCAGAAGAATCATCGCCCAACACTTTAAATTTCATGCCACCGGCTTCAAACTCTTTATGAGATTGTCTTGGTGCCATGTCTACGTTCTTAGCTTTAGCAACGCTGTTTTTCAACGCGTCAGCCTTACCTTGTTCGTAAAAGTGATTAGCAATAGCATCAGAATTCATAGCTGAGTATAAAGCTTTATGATAACCTTTAGCATCTGACATAGTTCCATCTTTGTTCAAAAACTTCTTGACAAAGTTGTTAATGTCGCTTTGAGTATCTTTTACTTTCCCAGCTTCTTTAACGTTCACTCTATACTTTTTCTCTCCGACGTTATATTCAAAACCTTTGAACTTGTCGTTAAAAACTGATTCAGTCTTTTTTAAGAAAGTAGATTGCTCGCTTTTAATTCTGCTTTCATTCGCTTCCGATTCTTTGTTGTATCGGTTGAAAAAATCTACAGCCTTTTGTTGCTCACCAGTGAGCTTCGATCCAGCTTTGATCTCTTCATAATATTTAGACTTTTGCCCGTCTAGGTAGGCTTTCGCTTCAGCAACTTGCTCTTTTAAAGCGATTTTCTTTTTTCTAATATCTCTTTCATCATCTACATCCTCATCAAAAGAAAAGTTTTCATCCATTAAAAATGCTCTTTCTTCTGCATCTAAATGAGGTTTAGTTAACTTGTAATATTCTTCTAAAGCCTGATTATTGCTCATTTGGCTATAGTCTTGGTTTAATCTAGCATAGTCGTTTATATCTCCGCCAGTTTCTTCCATGAAGTCAACTAACTTCTGAATATTCTCAGGTAAAGGTTTGCCAGTAGCTTCGGCCTCAGCAACAGCTTCTTCAATCTGCTCTTCAACTTCTTCTACTTCCTCGCTAGTTACCTCTTCGGTTACTTCTTCAATAACTGGTGCTTCTGCTTCAACTACTTCTTCTGTAGTTTCTTCAGCTACACTCTCTACTTCTTGTTCTTCTACTGCTTCCTCTACAGGTTCTTCTACTGGTTTGTTTAAGTCTATTTTAATTACTGAATCATCTCCAGCGCTTTGAAATTTACTTTCATCAACAACAGTAGTTGTTTCTTCTGTTTGTGGTGTCTCTTCGACTTGTTGAGTTTCCTCAACGTTTTCTAATTCTTCTTGCATAATATAATATAATAATAGTTAATAAATTTTATCTAGGATCAAAACCACCTAAATCAAAACCTCCACTCATAGTATCATTACCTGCAGACTCAAAGTTTTTAGGTGCTTTTCCACTCTTTCTTTGATCTATAAGTTCTGATTGCTGTGTAGCTTGTATTTTAGTTCTTTCGTCCTTACGATCTTCTTTTTCTTTTTCTTTTGATTTTGCATTTTGTGTTTCAGCAGATCGTAACTGCATGTTATACTGAAACTCTATTTCCATCAATTCTTTTTTAGCAGCAAGCTCTAGTTGCATTTTTTGAGTATCAAGCTGAGCTTTCATTTGCTCTAGCTGCATCTTGTTTTGATTCAATTATTGATCTTTTTGAACTTCAAGTTGAGCAGCGGCTTGAGCTGCTTGAGTATTAGACTGTGTTTGCGCTTGAATATTTTCTAGCTGCATAGCTCTATCTCTTTCTTGTTTTTTCTTTCTACGTATTTTTAACAGTTGATTAGCAAGTTTGATGTTTCTTATTTCTCTAAGATCAATAGCGTCTTCAAGCTCTATATTTTTTTGTTGCAATGCCATTTGAATATTGTTCTCAAGCAGTTGTTTTTGCTCATCATCTGGAGCTAACTCTATGAATATACCAAAGTCATATAAGTGTAGTTCAGACATTTCTTCTAATGTAGCTACGTTATGAGATCCAATAGCTTGAATAAAAGCGTTTTTAGTAGGAGAATATTCTAGTACGTCAGATATTCTAAGCGACATACACTCCGCCATTTCAGCTGTTAAAAATAATCCAGACTGTAATATATGTCTAGTAGCAGTATTTGAATTTGCTGCAGCTAGCTTCTGTACACCAACTAAAGCATTTTTATCAGGTGTTGATCCGTCTCTAGCTTCATTTAAACCGGTTACATCTCTAATCATTTGCATGTAATAGTTATACGTGCCAATTAAGCTTTGCATTTTAGCGCCGCCAGATCCACTAGATATTTCTTGAATAGGTACTTTACCTGGATTCATGTCACCTTCTGAAGTAAAAGATCTACCAATAACAGAACCTGTTTGGAAGAACATATTTAAAGCTTCTTGTGGATTATAGTTTGTTCCATTACCTAAATCTATCTCAGCCAAACCATCAGCATCAAGATAAACTCCATCTGGAACTAGTCTAGACATTACTTGCTGTAGCTTTAAGTGCGTAAGCTGAATCATATCAGCAAAACCAGTTATTCTTTTTACAAGCGACTCGATTTTACCATTGTACATTCTAGGTGCTACAATAGAATAAGGCATTTTAACTTTAGTAAAGTCACTTTTTGGCCTCATCATATTCTTAGACATCTCCCATTTTATAAGCTTGCTTGTGCCTAGTATCATAGCTCCATCGTACAGAGTTTCTATAGATCTTTGAAGCTTAGAGTAATCTTGTGCGTCGTTTGGTGGATTAAAAGTATCATCTTTTTCAATCAACTTATCAGCACCTGTTCCAGTCTCTTTCACCTTGTAGACTTCGTTCATGTAAGTCTTATAGTGAAAGTAAAGTATTTGAATTTTGTTTTGATCTTGTTTGTCAGTAGAATATCTACTGTTGTTGTTATTTTTGTTGTAAGAAGAGCTAGATCTTATCTCTTGTAAGTCTTCAGAACTAAGATGTGGAAATTGCTTTGCTAACTCGTTTATAGGTATAGACTTAACTTCTCCAACGTAGTATATATCATCAAAATAAGGTGAGTCAGTGTAAGAATAAACTAAATTTGCAGGATCAACATAATCTAAAGTTATTCCTTCTGATGTTGTAAATCCATTTTTAACAGCGCCAATACCTAAGACAGTTAGATCGTAGTAGAATCTCTTTTTTATTAATTCGTATTTATTTCCATCAAACAATACGTTTAAAGCTTGCTCTTCTGCTAATTCTACTGCTTGCTTATAGTTCAGCTGCATGTGCAACTGTAACTCTTCCATCGTTTGAGGTAGTATTTTTTCTTCGCTTTCTGTTAAATCAATACCAAAGTTAGCTGATATAGTATCATTAAAATCTTTAAAGTCCATGTCAGACATTATCTGTTCCATGTACTTTGTTCTTTTGTCTACTCCGTTTTGAGACTGCGAGTAAGCTTTAATATCGTAAGTTCTTTCAGCGATACCATTAACAACGATGTCTACAAACTTTGGTATAACGGGTACTGGGCTCCAGTCTAAGTTTAAATAAGATAAATCACCATTAATAGATAATTCATCTTTATACTTTTGTATAGATTGCTCTCCTCTTGCATATAATCTTAACCTGTGAAAGTCGTTGCTATTGTTTCTATACTTGTTAGACATTTTATCAGAGTAAAACCACTCTTGCTCTATAGCCTTACCAACTTTTAAGCCGTAGTCGTAGCTTAGCTTTTCAGCATCGCTTACAGTTTGACTTGGAAAATAACTTTTTATAACAGACTCTGCCATACTTTTATTTTATTATTTTAGATGTACCACCAGTGTTCGTGTACCGTGATATGTTTATGTTCAACTTTGGTTTTTGCACTTCAGTGCTTGGTCTATATAAATGTCTATTGCAAGCCATAACAGCTAATCCTGAACTTATCGCTGCATCAAACTTTGTTCGTTTGTTAATATCAAACTTACTCCACTCATTTAGCGTTTGGTTAAAATATACGTTACCATAATTGCCGTCACCTAAGTGACCAACGTGATTTTGTATATACATTTCTATAGCAGCTGCGTGAGCTTGCTTTATATCTTCACTAGAGTTTGGTATACCACCAACTTCTTTTTCTGCGACAGATAATTTATTCCAAACTTTGTCAGGTCTGTTCATGCTGAAACCTCTATACCCTCTACGTTTTAAGTAGTAGAGCAACCTAGGCTTGTTATTCTCTGCTAGTATTGGCATACCGTAAAATACTAATGCCATCAATACGTCTTCAAAAAATATTTCAGCGGTTTGTGGTCTTGCAATATATTCTAAGAACATGTGATTTGGTGGTGCATCTTCCATACTAAACTTTGTTAACCCGTGTAAAGCACCTTTAGATCCTTTACCATCAACTGTACCACTAATATCGTAGCTGTCACATCCAAATGCACCCATGTGCTCATTGCCTGGATATTTAACTCCGCTCTTTGTTACTACTCTATTCTGAAGGTTGTGAGGTGGTGTCCAACTAATATTGAATCTTCCTTTTGGATCAGGATAGAAAACTACCTTAGAATCCTTTACACCACTCTCCCATTGAAAATTGCCAGTGTTTACTACTGAGCTATTTCTTACTCCTTCATTGTAATCTATTTGTTCGTATATTTTAACTAAATTAAATATACTATTTTTTGCTTCATCTCTGAAAGCGTGTTCTGTTGTTCTAGGAAACTGACGATAAAATTCGTTTAAACCGTCTTGATCTCCTTTTAATCCTTCAGCTTCGTTCTCCCAGTGCTCAATGATACCTATATCAATTAATTCACCATCTGCGCCGAACACATCATTGTCTGGACTATCAAAAACTGGTTGGCCGTACTGGTCAATAAATCCTTCATAGTTCCATTCCATTGGGATAAACAAAGAATATAAACCAGACTTTGTTTGTCCATTTTTGTTTCTGCTAGTAACGTCTGAGTCATTGTAGAGTTTTTTAAAATTATCTCCTCCTTTATCCAAAGCATTAGACGTTGATCCCATCATACACTTACCAACTATTCTAGCACCTAATCTTAAGCAAGTTTTTGTAACTCGCCAGTTGTTTAGTATGTTATCAGGTCTTTCCCACTTACCACTTTCATCGTGCACAAGTAAAGAAAGTTTTTCACCATCATAACTGTTGTCACCTGTGTTCTTCCAGTCAATAGTAGTGTCTAAACCTTTTATCTCTTCTAACTTCTCATTAACCTCTATTTTTTTACGAGTAAACTTACTCGCTGGTACACGATATGCTAGCTCAGACTTAGGTCTATCCATACCATCTTGTATTGGTTTGAAGAAAAAAGGATAGTTTATAGATATAGGTACAACTTTATCAGTAAACATCTTCTTTGCGTCGGAACCACTTTTAGATAGTATCCCATATCTACTATCACTTGATATTGTAGCTAAATTAACGGTCTCAGCTGAACTCATAAAAGAAAAACCAGAACGTCTATTTTTAAGGTAACACATACCATAGCAGCGTTTATCTGCTTTGCAAGCTTCCCAAAATATAAAGAATAGTCTATTTGCTTCGCGAAAGTCTGGAGCTCCAACGTCAATCTTGCTCCACTGCAAATACATATAGTGTGCGCCTGTTATGTACGTAGGCGAT